TGCGGCTTCAGTTTTATCTACAGTGAGTTCATCACTTATTTGCCACGCATTTCGCCATTCCCTGCTTGCAGGTAGTTGACTCTTAGTACAGATAACCAATCGTGGCTTATTGGATTTATCCCAATCACGCCAAACGTGTTCAGGTATGTCCTTCATTATAAGATACTCTATTGCCTCTTCTTCAGTCATAGAACCAATGGGAGGCATATTGTGTAAAAGCTCTGGACCTCGTGTATGTTTTACAAAGTCAGGCTTTGCTTCGTCTTTCTTCAGTTCCCAATAGGATTGTACTGGTGGTAGTATCCCACCCTGTAATGCACAGGCCATCCAGTTAGGGTCTGGGTGTGTAACTTTTGCAGGGTTTTCCATATCGTTAGGGTCTTCCCATACTACACAGTACTCGCTCCTGTAAGGCTCTAGCTTTTCCTTTGCCCAACATAGACGCTCCCACAAGTGTGTGCCTTGAAACTCTGGTGTTTCTATCATGCTAATTCTCCAAAATAACTTACTGTAACAATGCTTGTGTCTGCAACAGAACCATCATCATCTTTATTTGAACCTCTAATTGCAGACGTATTACCAGTAGCAGAGTACCATGCCCAAAAGTGTCCTGACTTACCACCACACGCACATTCTTCACCAAAAGCATTAGTTAAGGTAACTGTATGCTGACCTGTGTCGTGGTCTGTAAGTGAACTAACATTGAAACTAGAACGATTAGTAAGAGGACTAGCGTTTCCTGCAAAGTTAACATAGGCTTTAGCCACACCATTAAATATATAACTCGTATCTAGTGACTTCTCAGTGCCTGTCTTTACTTGGTCAGACGTTGTGAGCGTGTCAAATGCTATGGTTCCATGTGCTACCATTATGCTAAGTCTCCTGCTACGCCACACATTACATGAGCAGGGTCTAACATAGCACTATCGTAATATCTATAACATTCTAAGTTATAACTTCCAACCAATATTGTATCTGTGTCAACAGTAACACCCCTATTAGTTGATGCCATCCCCATTAACGCATAAAATTCATTAACCATATCATTCGCTATGTTTACAGTATAATCTGCAGTGCCATTATCTGTTAAACTGGTTGTGTTAAAAGAATCATACTCGTCTGCATCTAAATCGGCAGAATTTCCTTCAAAATGTACCCACTGTTTAAGTAAACCCTGTTGTAAATTCGTAGTTGTAGAACCACCTTCGCCTGTCACCACGATAGACCCTGCGGAGGTTTTGCCTGTTAGTGTGTTTAGTAGGAGTGTACTCATGTTTTATCCTATGGTTTAGTAGGCCAAGTTACATCATCTAATGATTTAGCTGATTTAGTTATATCTCTAAGGTCTTGTCTGTATTTCTTTTGAGCATCCGTTATGGTTAAGTCGGAACTCGCCCACCAATCCGTTTCAGCTAATAGTCTATCTCTTTCTACCCTTAGAAGTCTCATTGGCTCTGCATCTTCTAATGCTTTCATTTTATCAGATACTTGCTTCCAAGTCACACCAAAGTCTGAAATCTTATCACTTTCTATTGCAGTATCATTAGAAGTTTTCCCAATAACTTTACGGAACATAGCATTAAATTCAGCTTCTGTTGTTGGCTCTCCTTCTCCTCTAAGAACCCATTCTTTTATACCTAGCTCTCTTAGAGATGTGATTACATCTGTCATTGTTTTATCTCCATAGCAATTGAAGCGGCAGTTACGGTATTAGATACAGTTGCATTGTGTCTCAATTCACCATTAGTACTCTGTAAATAAATTTGGAACTGATAGCCAACTTCACTCGTTGTGTTTGGGCTATCCATATAAGGCCAAGTCATAGCCCAACTCTGCCAATCACTGTTTTCAATGTCAGTATACAATCGTCCAAAGTGGGCTATTGAAGAACTGTCGCGAATAAGCCGCATTTGAATATCACCACCTTGAGCTTTAGACATCATGCTTGCAGAATGAGTTATTAATATTTTACTACTAGAAAACTTAGGCGTAATAGCCACAGTAGGGTTCACATTTGTCCAAGTGGTCGCAGAGGTTACTGTTACAGCCGTACTAGAAGTAGCACTTACTGTTTGAATTATACTTCCTGCACTACCAATGCTTACTGGTGCAGTCACATTTCCAGAACTATCAATAGTTAATCCACTAGTATTATTTGTGTGAGAAATCGTTTCAACTTTTAATGTACTCATAGTACCACTAGCCTCCCACCTGATTCAATCGTTAGTGTTACTCCTGATGCTATACCTAGTGTACCTGTAGCTGTAGCGTTTTCAGTAGCTAGTATGGTAGTGCTTATATCCATACTCTGTGCATTTAATCTAAACATACCACCGTTTTTAAAGTTACCTTTGAATTGTTCTTCAGGTGTAACAGAAGCTCCACCTGTCTCTAGGAAGTATACAAAAATATTGTTACCTGAGTTAGAAGAAGGTGCAGCACTAAAGGTTAGTGTTGACCCATCAGGTACAGTATAAGCAGCAGTGTCCTGTATAACACCATCTACTGACACAAGTATGTCTTGCACAGAGCCAATAGTTCTACCTAGTGCAAAGGTTGTGTCTGAACCATCACCACTGAACCTGACAACAGCAGGAGCAGTCTGAAAGTTAGACTCTGGTTCTACTCCAATATAGGGCATATTATGTTATCTCCATGATGCTAAGTGTGCCTGATAGTTTATCCGCTACGCTACAGTCAATTTTCAGTACGTCTGTAGTTTCTAGTATAACCTTACCACCTGACAGTAGTTCTAATGAAGCTCCTACAGGTATAGGTACATCTTTAGCTAAGAAGGCTGTGCCATTTGTAGCTCCTCTACCTCCTCCTGATGTATCACTAACAAGTTCAACTTCTGCTGTTACTTGAGAAGTGTGTATGTTAGTTAATATTAATCCAATCACAACTGTTGTTGTACTTGAAGGTGTAGTGTACATTGTATAGGCTGTACCTGCAGAGGCAGGTTCGGCTGCGAATGTTACCACTTTAAATGTATTTGCCATCTCTTTCTCCTAACTATCCAAGGGCTATCGCAAGTGCGGTAGGGTCGTCTGTTGCAAACCCTGCACTACTTAAATATGTTTTTACATCTGTTAATGCTACTTGTTTCATTGTTCCATCGTCATTTGTTACTAATCTATCTGCATCTGCAAGTGTAGTAGATGAAGCGGCTGTTCCTCCATCCATTATGTTTAACTCTGCTGCTGTAGCTGCTACGTTAGTACCGCCTAT